GGCGCGGCCCGCAGCCTCGCCAGTTCCGCCTCGGCCTTTCCCAGCTTCTGCGCCAACTCCGACAGCTTGCACCCCTGGCTCATGTTCAGGTTTTGCAGCAACTGGCGTTCGCGTTCGACAGACCACCAGATGCGCCACGCTATTTGTGTTGTCGCTTCTCGGTATTCGCCATCGGGGCACCTGTTGTATTCCAGACCAGCGACGATGGCCTTGGTCAGATCCCGGAACCGTTCGCGGTCGCGCTCGGTTGGGTTATTTGGTAGTGCGGTCATGTGTATTCTCCGTATTCTTGATATTGATTGCTGACAGCGTTATGTTTCTGTTCTCACCGCCATCAATAACTATCTCCACGTTTGGATCGCCGCCTTTTTCTTCGATGGTATACTCAACCAATCCGACAAATAGCCCTGTAATCAGCGATAGCGCAGATTGCGGGTACTCACCAGCAAAGCTCAAAAAAATTTCCTGCATTTGTGCCATCTTTTCTTCTTTGCTTCTCATTTTTTCCCCCTGCGCTTTTCCGCGCTATGATCAATGCTCCCAGGCAGCACAAGCGCCCGGTGAAAATCCGCAGCTCGGTAATCTGCCGGTGCTTGCGTCGGTTTGATGTTGCTGCGCGCCATCGCGGCGGCGATTTCGGCGCGGTCGCGGTCTTTCTGGCGGCAGTCGTTCAGGTTCATGGAGATCATGGCTGCATCACTCACATTTACATGGGTATGTGGCACAGGCTTCGCAGATGCGGATGGGCTTGGTGGTTGCATCCAGCAGATTCGATTCCAGTGCTCTAATCTCGGCCTGGGCGCGGTCGAGTTTGGCCAGCAGTTCATCCCGCTCCACAATCAGGGCGAGGATGGTGGCGGGGTTGGCGGCGGCGTAAAATTGCGCCAACTCGATGGAGTCATCCTGAAATCCGTCATACTGCGTAACATCAACGACTGCCACTGGATTCCGGATTGCAGGATCGTTGCTGTCGTCGATATTTCCAACAACAGCAGACCCATCGCCTGATTCGTGAAGCCATGCACTACCGGCATTGCGCCAGCCGTAGCATTTCAGCGCCTTTTGCTTCAATTCTTCGGTGTTCATCACATTCTCCGGCCTGTTATTGTCACTCAATTATTATTCATGCGCGAATAGCTGTCAAATAAAAATACAGCTATTCGCGGTGTTTTCAGTAGCGGATAGACACGTTCGGAATGGAGCCTTTCGCAATAGCCGCAATGACTACTTTTGCCTGTTCAGTCGCTACGCCGATAGACTCAAGTGCCGACAAGATTGCGTTATTGACCTTTCTCTTGTTCTCCTTGTCGGCTTCACGCGCAGCTTGTTCGGCTGCGGATTTGCGGTCAGATTCAATGCGTTCCTGTTCAATGCGTGCGCGTTCAGCCTCAATAGCTGCAATGCGGTTGCGTTCTGCGCGTTCAGCGGCTTCCTGGGCATCGCGCTTGGCGCGTTCCTCTGATTCAATGCGACGGCGCTCGGATTCCTGTTCACGCAGTTTCGCGGCCTCTGCTTCGGCCTTGGCGCGTGCTTCCGCCTGTTCAGATGCAATGCGCGCACGTTCTGCGGCTTCCCGTTCGGCACGCGCCTTGGCTTCAATTGCATCGCGTTCAGCGCGTGCTTCCGCTTCTGCATCTGCACGCGCCTTGGCGGCAGCTTCTTCGGCAATACGGCGGTCTCGATCTTCCTGCTCGCGGCGGGCAGCTTCTTCGCGCAAGCGAGCCAGTTCGGCTTGCTCGGACTCGTATTGCTGGCGTCGTTGCAAATCAAGGCGCAATACTGCCAGCGTTTCGTCCTTTGCCTTTCCGGCTTCGGCGGAAAACTCTTGCCAGTGTTCGCCAAGCAAAACGGATTCAGCTTGCGCAATTAAGCCGATAATCGTTTCGGAATTAGCGCCTATTGCCTGCGGTGCAAGTCCTCGCAATTGTTGGATTGCATCCCTGTGGCGCTGCACGCGGTCGGATTCCGCTTGCTCCCAATCCGTCAGTGGCTTGCGGATTTCATCGCGCAGTTTATCGCACTCATCGCGCCATTTCTTGCGGTCGGCGTCAATCAAAGCAAGCCGCTTCTTTTCCTCAGACACCAATTCCTTGCCAAAGTCATCGACCAGCGTCTTTGTCTTGCTTACCTTGTAGGCCAGAGATGCAATACGATCTCGGCCTTTCTTGGTGGTAAGGTCGGGAACTTCGCTTGCGGCTTCCTTGCGGACTTTTTCAAGCAAAATATCAATCCCGTTTGGCGAGGTAAAAGCCAATTGGATTTCCGTGTTTTCGAGTACAGCGATTTCGTTGCTCATGGTGATTCCCCATTAAAAATTTTGTTACAGCGGGAGAAGTATTATTCATCCGCGAATAGGCGTCAAGCTAAATTGATCGGTCAATCGCCCGCTGATTCGCACTCATGCTGCGCCATACCTCAATTCGTGCCTTGTGGTAATCCGTCAACATTCGGTTGTGTTCGTCTTGTTCAATCGCGACCTGCAAACCAATCAGCAACTCTCGGTATTCTGGTGCGGCATAGGCATCCTGTTCTTTCGCTGCCGCGCTTGCCGCCTTGCTTGCGGCCATCAGTTTTGCTTTGAGGTGCTTCCTGCCTTCCTCAATGGTTAAACGGCGGGCGCGTGCTTGGGATATTTTCCCGCCGTCATCTTTCAGCCATTCCAGGGACTCGAACAACTCCGCATCAGTGACTTTCACAGCCCGTAGTCCTCTTTCAACTGGTCAAAGTACGCCAGCGCCAGCCGTATCCGCTCAATCATCTGCGTTTCCAGCGCCGCATCGCGTACAAACGCCAGCTTCGTGATTCGCATGTGTTCCGGAATATGGTCGACAATGTGCATGTCCGGGTTTTCCCATTTCCGCAGGTGTTCCGGCGTCGTGACCATGCAATACGCCAGTTCTGACAGTTCGCAATCCCACAGCAGCATGTAGGCCCGTAACTGCCATTCATAGCCAGCGTTTGCGGCCTCATCAGGCCAGATCGGGAACGTGGCCAGCGACCAACTCGACTTGATGTCAATCACTTTGTTGCCGGTGTAGATGTCACATTCCCCGGTCAGGATGCCTTCGTACTGCCTCCGCTCGGTGTTCTTTGCGTAGTCGGTGAAATGTACTTCGTTATAGAGGTCGATGGCATCCTGTTCGACCATCGTTCCCTTTTCCATATACTTGCTGGTCGGTACGTCGCGGAAGCCAAACAGTTCTTCCTTGAATGCCTTTTTGATAAACGTCTTAGCGCCTGCGGACAATTCTCCGGCCTTTTTCGCCGGAGCCATGATTTCGCCTAGCGCCGATGCGCGGATGATCATTGTGCGGACTCCAGGCTGAGCGCGTGCAGCGCGTTGTCCTGCTCATCGGTCAAAGCGTACTTTGCCCGCAACTGTTCAGACGTGCGCTTGCCGTCGCGTACGGCCTGCAATGCCGCTTGCAGTTGCTCAGCAGGCAGTTGCGGCTTGGATTGCGTCAACGGCTGTCCAGCGGGCAGGCGGGCCGGTTGCTGCGGCTTGTTGTGGCCAACAGCGCCGTTTGCATCGTCGTCCTCTTGCGCAATGCCAGCAAATGCGGCCAGCGAGTAGCGCCGCAGGTAGGTAATCGCGCTGCCGACGCCTTGCGCATCATTTTTGCTGACCGGCGCGGAGCATGTGTTGGAAATCCACTCGCCGGATGTGTGCATCAGCAGTGTTTCCACGCTGGCAATGCCGCCATCAAAAGACGGCATTTGCAGGACGCTGAGTCCGTGCGAGGAAAACACAGGCCGGACAGTGTTCAGCACTTCGGCAAGGTCGGCGTATTTGCTTTTGAAGTGCGGGTTTGCTGCGTTTTTGCTGGCGTTTTCAATCTCGCCTTGGGCTTTGGCCAGTGCTTTGGCCAGTTCTGCAATGCTGTCGGTTTTGTTCATGTCATTCTCCAATCATCTTCAAAAGCTCTTCGCCATAATGCAGCGCGTTTTCCGCTGCCTCCTTTGCAACCTGGCGATGCTTGCTGGCGTCTTCGCCGCAATCCTCATAATCGTCAGCATCAAGCGTCAGGTCGATAAACGACACCAGCATGGCAATGGCGTCGCGGGCTTTTTGCAGTTGCTCACGGCTTTTGGCGCGCTCAGAGTAATGCGGGAGTCCGTTAAACAATGCGGATGCTACTGCCGCATCTGTGTAATGCCTGCGCATCTTAATAAGTTCGCTCATCGCGCAAGCTCCGTCATCATCCAGTACCCAAGACCCGACATAATGGCGACCAGCGCCAGGCCGTTCAAAACCGCTTCAATCTCGCGCATGTGCGTTCTCCAACATGACCTGTTCAGCGTGGTCAATTTCATCTTTCGTCAGTGAAAACGGCTTGCCGTCAACCTCTGCCGTTTCAAATGTGACGCTGGCCGACCATGACGGATCGTCCCATCCGCCGTTCTGCTCCGGCTCGTAATAGCCTGATACTTCGACTTCAACATCATCATAGTCGCGAATAACGCTGATGGTTGCGTAAACTGTGCCGCCGTGTTTGCGTGCCATTTTTCTTGTCCTGTGTGATTTAGGTAAAGCCGCTTTAAGCGGCATCAAAAACCAAGGAAGTAGCAGGAATTCCTGCCTTGTTCAGCTTGCCGAACTCCCGCAGTTGAGCGTAATAAATGACTTTGTCAGCGCCAATTCTGTATTTTTTGCCGTTGTATGTTTTGGCTTTTGTCATCTTCTTGTCGAAACAGGTAGCTCCAACAATCCGGCCATCCGAAAGCTTTATGCAGTGAATCAGGTTGCGTCCGCAGTGTTCGCACTTGCCTTCTTGTTCATAACCCATAATTTCAAGCTTCATTTTGCTTCTCCAGTTCGTCGGCGTTATCGCCTTGTCATGGCCTTATTATTATTCACGCAAGAATAGACTGCAAGCCCTTTTTTCATCCTTTTTTTTACTGTAGCATGTATGCAACGACGAATAATCCGGATACAGTAATGAACATCAACGAAATGGCGGCGGAACTGGTCAACCTGGCAGGATCGCAAACGGCAGCGGCAACGTTGTCAGGCGTGAGCCAAGCAAACCTCTCCAAGCTGGCACGAGGCGAGATCGGCAGCGGCGTAAAAGCAGAGACTGCCGAGAAAATCAAAAGAACGCTGGCCAAGCTGCGGCGGTCGGCCAAGCGGAGGGATGCAACATGACTTTTCTGGCAATCTGGGCAGCATTTGGGACGCTGATAGCTTTTGCCGTAGCGCGAGGTATTTCTTACTGACAATGGACACGCAATCATGGACGGTTACATGCTAACAATGGGATACATCATACTTTCAGTGCTGGCCGTGGCCTTTTTGCGGCCTGGGCCGTCATCGGCTGGATCGCCGCCTTCGGTATCGGCGCGGCGATCAACCGGGCGAAGGGAGTACTGGCATGAGCGTCTGTGTGATAGCGGCGGTGTACGCCGCGCTGATGCTGCTGGGCGTGCTGTTGGGGTACCTGATCGGGCGCCAATGACGACGACCAGTGGCCGCAATGAGTTGTTGTAGTGGGGTACGCCAAGGAGCAGCACGGTAAGCCGGTAGAGCCAAAGGACAGCATCACCGGCAGTCGCAGCGTTATCCAGCCCACTCCGGGCTTGCCGGCAGGGATGCGTGGGAGGCGTGAAGCGACCGAGTTGCTGGCGTAACCAGCACAACGATCAGCGCCTTGATACGCCCAGGCTCAAGGGAGTCGCTCTCCGGCAATCGGGAACAGGGTGCTGATCGTTGCATCTGTCGGGAAATCCAGCGGCAACGCTGTCGAAACACAGAGCAACACTCAAGACCACGCAAAGGCCCGCCCAGCGTGGCCCGGAGCCTGTCCGGACAACAGGCACACAACCGCATGGGCATTGTCCGGATATTGGGAGAAACCCGGAAACAGTGCCCAGCCGGTTGCGGTGTCTAGCTCAACGGGAGAGCGCATCGAGGGTCGCGGGTTCGAGTCCCGCGCCGCAACACTTCAACCGCATGGGCATTGTCTGGATTTGGGAACCCGGTCGCAGTGTCCAGCCGGTTATTGATAAACACGCGAGGTCATCATGGGACGCCAAAAAGCGTACACAAAGCGAGTTGCAAGGTTTTCGTTGCTCACTGTTGATGGGTTGTTTGCGAAAACAAACGCTCAAGAAATTGCCGATAGGATGATTGCGAATGGTAGTTTTTTTGAGGAATTCCCAGAATGCGAAGGAAAGCAAATATCGAATATAAGGGCGGCAGGGAGTGAAGGTGATTTGGATGTTGTGTTGCAGTTGGTCAATCTCGGATGGCCAATAATTACATTTCATGAAAATGGGAATGAGTCTTACGGTATACCGCTGTCATTTCGGTCTCGCGTTGACATCGTTTCCCATACTATTGCCAAGCTTAATTAATCGCACCAAACGCACCGCACGGGCCGGGTAACCGGCCGCAAATCGCGATCCGCGCCGCTTGCGACGGCAAACGGATATCGTCCTGCCGACGGGTGGGGAGTGGTGATTCAAGCATGGCAGCCGGAAAGACGGCAACTACAACAAGCCATTCGGCATCATGGAGAACCTCAAATGCACTTGCGACCTCGAACCATGAAACAGACAACCATCTTTCATACAGACCTTCCCTGCGACCTTCGTCACTCCCCATACGACCGCCGTCACGCGCACAAGCTTACGAAAATCATTTGGCAGCAAGCGACAGCGGTCGGGATTGATCCGCCGTTTGGGCTGGATCGGATGAGCGACCGGCTGGTGGTGCGCGAGTTGAAGAAGGTGGCGACATGACCGCCTACTACAATGAAATAGACGAATATGCAGCGCAATGGCTGCGAAACCTGATTGCTGCCGGTCACATTGCGCCAGGCGATGTTGATACACGATCCATTACCGAGGTGCATCCCGATGACATCAAAAATTATACACAATGCCATTTCTTTGCCGGTATCGGAGTCTGGTCATACGCATTGCGCCGCGCCGGTTGGTCAGACTCTCGACCTGTTTGGACAGGATCATGCCCATGCCAGCCATTCAGCACGGCAGGGAAGGGATCAGGATTCGACGACGAGAGACATCTCTGGCCGGTGTTCGGAAACCTCATCCGCGAGCGAAGACCTGCAACGGTTTTTGGAGAGCAGGTTGCAAGCAAGGACGCAGATGCTTGGATCGACCTTGTACAAACTGACATGGAAGCCATGGGTTACGCCTTCGGCGCGGTTGCGTTCCCGTCTGCGGGCGTCGGCGCTCCGCACATCAGGGATCGATTGTACTGGATGGCCTACTCCGGTGGCGCACGAAGCCAGACTGGGATACCAACGGCGTCGCGGGGACACAAAAGGAAGCCAGGAGAGCTTAACGACGGTGGTGGTGAACATGCTTGCTTCGGACAACGATCCTCGATTGGCGGGTTGGCCAACTCCGAAAGCAAGGGATTCGCATACGGAGGGGAAGGGCCAGTTTTCTCCCAGCCTTCCTCGGCTTGCGGAAAAGATAGCGCCGCCACAACCAGTCCGCTTAACGGCTTCTGGCGAGATGCTGACTGGCTCTTGTGCCGCGATGGAAAGTGGCGGCCAGTTGAACCCGGCACATTCCCGCTGGCTCATGGGGTTACCAACCGAGTGGGACGATTGCGCGCCTACGGTAACGCCATCTGCGCGGAAGCGGCGGTTGAGTTCATCAAAATAGCAATGGATTATCGGCCATGAACCCTTTCAGCCCCAGCCCATCCGCCTGTCCATCCGCTCTAACCGTCATCCTCGCCCTTGCCGTCCTCTATTACGTCCTGTGGATAATCTGGCCTTTTCTGTCGCTGGCGTGGATGATTTTGTGGTGGTGACTATTCACGCATGAATAAATGCGATATGATTCTTTTGCCGGTAGCATGTGCGACTGGCGTATTTTTTGGGTAATTTGAGGTGCTTATGGAGAATACAGACTACCTGAATTTTGTACGTGGCAAGATCGCCATGGCAAAGTTCAGCGGTTTCGATGTCAACGATTCCGAGATTTCACCTATCCTGAAGCCGCATCAGCGCGACATAGTGAAATGGGCGGTTCGCGGTGGTTGCCGGGCTATTTTTGCCGCGTTCGGTTTGGGTAAGTCTGTCATGCAGATTGAAACGCTGCGCCTGATTCATGCGCACGCTGGCGGCAAGGTACTGGTAATTTGCCCGCTTGGAGTACGGCAAGAGTTCAAGCGCGATGCTCAGATGCTGGGCGTTCGGTTCGAGTTCATCCGCCGTGAATCTGAGATGACTCCGGATTGTGATTTTTACCTAACGAACTATGAGTCGGTGCGCGACGGAAAGCTGGACGTGAATCTGTTTACGGCCGTCTCATTGGATGAGGCGTCCGTGCTGCGGTCGTTTGGCAGCGACACGTATCAGACGTTTTTGCAGGTGTTTAAGTCGGTCAAGTATCGCTTTGTGGCAACAGCTACGCCGTCGCCAAACCGCTTCAAGGAACTGATTCACTATGCTGGATTCCTTGGCATCATGGACACCGGCCAGGCGCTGACGCGGTTTTTCAAGCGCGATTCGACAAAGGCCAATAACCTAACCTTGTACCCTCACAAAGAGCGCGAGTTCTGGCTGTGGATGAGTTCGTGGGCGGTATTTATAAGCAAGCCTTCCGACCTCGGATACGATGATACCGGCTATGCCATGCCGCCGATGAACGTCATTGTTCATGAGTTGCCAACCGACCATACCGGCGCAGGCGCTGACCGCGATGGGCAGGGATTCCTGTTCCGTGATACTGCTATGGGATTGTCATCAGCAGCGGCTGAAAAGCGGGACAGCCTGGAAGCGCGGATTGCAAAGACAGTCGAAATCGTGAACGCAGCACCGGACGATCATTTTGTTATCTGGCACGACCTGGAAACCGAGCGCGCTGCAATTCAGAAGGCTTTCCCCGAATCGCTGGCCGTATGGGGTTCGCAAGACCTTGACGAGCGAGAGCGCCGGATTATCGGGTTCAGCGATGGCGAGTTCCGCATCCTGTCAACCAAGCCGATTCTGGCCGGTTCAGGTTGCAACTTTCAGCGCCATTGTCACAAGATGGTCTTTACCGGCATCGGGTACAAGTTTAACGACTTTATACAGGCCTGCCACCGGATTGCCAGGTTCCTTCAACAGCATCAATGCGAGATCCATATCATCCACACCGAAGCCGAGCGCGATGTGCTTAAGGTGCTGATGGAGAAGTGGACACAACACAATCAAATGGTGGAAAACATGACCGACATTATCCGCAAATACGGCCTGAATCATATTCAGATGGCCGAAGAACTGACCCGCAGCATTGGAGTTGACCGCATCGAGGTATCCGGCCAAGGCTGGACTGTGGCAAACAATGATTGTGTCATTGAGGCGCGTCGCCAGCCTGAAAACCATGTCGACCTGATTGTCACGTCGATCCCGTTTGCGAATCACTACGAATACACGCCGAGCTACAACGACTTCGGCCACACCGAGAACAACGATCACTTTTGGGCGCAAATGGATTTCTTGACGCCGGAACTGTTGCGCATCCTCAAGCCTGGACGCATCTACGCTTGCCACGTCAAAGACCGTATCCTGTTCGGCAACGTGACCGGCGCGGGCGCTCCGACTGTTTCCCCGTTCCACTGTGAAGCAACATTTCACGGCCTGAAACATGGTTTTGACTACATGGGCATGATTACCGTAGTCACTGACGTGGTGCGCGAGAACAATCAGACGTACCGGCTTGGATGGTCTGAACAGTGCAAGGACGGCACAAAGATGGGTGTCGGCTCTCCTGAATACATCATCCTGTTTCGCAAGCCTCAGACTGACCGGACTCGCGGTTACGCCGATGAACCCGTCAAGAAGTCAAAGCAGGATTACACCCGCGCCCACTGGCAGGTCGATGCTCATGCGTTTTGGCGTAGCAGCGGAAACCGGCTCATCACGGCGGAAGAAATGGCCGGTTATGGCCCTGACAAGCTGGCCAGCATGTATACAAAGTTCAGCCTGCAAAACATCTATGATTACGAGCATCACGTCAAACTTGGCGAGGATTTGGAATTGCGCGGCGCTTTGCCTTCGACGTTCATGTCATTGGCTCCAGGATCGCATCATCCGGACGTTTGGCACGATATCAACCGCATGTTGACCCTGAACAGCGACCAGTCGAAACGCGCCGTTGAAATGCATGTATGTCCTTTGCAGACAGATATCGTTAAGCGCCTGATTGAGCGTTACAGCAACAAAGGCGAGCTGGTTTACGATCCGTTCTGTGGCCTGGGAACTGTCCCGTATTGCGCGCTGGAAATGGGCCGCCGTGGTCAGGGTAGCGAGTTGAATCCCGGCTATTTCATGGACTCGACGTACTACCTTAAGTCGATGGAGCAGAAGGTCAACTCTCCGAAGTTGTTCGACTTTGAAGACTGACTGAACCCGTGGTAAAATACGAACGTGCGCCAGACCTTGGCAGGAAAAGCGCACAACGCAAAAGACTGGTGCAGGCAATAATCCGCTGTTGTTTGTGCCATGTAGGGTTTATAGGTTACCAGTCTCCTGTATTCCCTCTGCCGATGGCACAAACAACAGCGGTTTTTTATTGTCTGCGAGACATCATGATAAGATCGACATTGCTGCACACAATCGGACGACCGATTGCCTTTCATCCTGGCCTTGTGCCAATTCTTGGTTCCGTCAATGCTGTTCTGTTCTTTGGCCAGATTTTCTATTGGCAGGACAAGGCAGCGTCTGATTTTGGCGTCTACAAGACAGCCGAAGAAATCCAGCAAGAAACTGGGCTCACATACCGCGAACAGGCCAATGCACGCGAAAAGCTGCGGGCTTGCGGCGTGCTGATCGAGACGGAAAAACGCCTAGAGCATCGCATCTATTTCCGAATTGATTTTGACGTTCTGGACGAGTTGTTGGCCAACTGCGGAGAGCGCATTTCCCGAAATGACAAAAGCGCAATCCGGGAAACGACAAAAGCGCAATCCGTCGAACTGACAAAAGCGCAATCCGTTATACAAAGACTACCAGAGACTACTACAGAGACTACAGCAGTAGGCGCTGAGCGCCCTGCATCTGCCGAAAGTCCTTCGGCCTACCTTGATCGAATCACACAGCACGATCGAGCAAACCAAGAAGTCACCATGTCAACCGATTGGAAGCCATCCGAACAGTTCCAAGTTCTGATGATGCGGGCCGGAATGACTGCCGACCGCCTGACTGACGAAATCCTTGCCAAGTTTGTGATTTATCACAACGGCACCAGCAAGCCACAAAACAAATGGGAATCCGCATTGGTGACGTGGTGCAAGCGTGAGCAGTACCCTAGCACTACCTCAACAACGAACGTGCCTAAAAACGGCCACGCAGGCGGTTCTGGACGCTATATCGAGGAGCCTTTGGACTATCCAATTGCAAAACCGGACGAAAACCTGCACAAAGGGCCGGTAAACAAGGAATTGGCCAAGCAGTCTTTCGAGAAGATCAAGATCGAGCTTCAAGACGAAGGGAGTCCGTACTAATGAGCGCCGCACTTTTTTCGTTGTCACTGGAACAGGACATTATCGGCGCAATCATGGAAAACAAGATTGCCTTCGACACCGTATCCGGAATCATCAACGACTCCGACTTTTACGACCTGCGCCATGCGTCCATTTTTCGCGCTGTCGCCTACCTGTCAAAACACAACCAACCGCACGACGTGTTGTCTGTCATGCACCACATGAACAAGCACGACCGGCTTGCGCATGTTGGCGGCGAGGAATACCTGTCTGAAATTGTCCGCAATACGGCATATCACGGGGAATCGTCGATTGAGGCCCGCGCCATGCAGGTGCGTAAGTTGTCGGCTGGCCGAAAGCTGATTGCCGCCTGCCATTCGATCATTGAGATGGTCGAGCATCCAAATGAGGCGGCAACGCTGGAAGATACGATCAACATTGCCGAATCAACCATCATGGCCATTCGTGACAGCCAGGCCCGCGAGAACGACATGGGGCCAAAGAAAATCAAGGATGTTTTGATGCGCACCGTTGACATCCTGGAAAACCGGGACAAAAACGGAGGAGAGCAGGGAATGGACACGGGCTTTAACAACCTGAACGGCATCATTCACGGGCTGCACGCTAAAACGCTGGTCATTGTTGCCGCCGTTCCTGGCATGGGAAAAACCACGTTTGCCGTGAACATGATCGAAAACGCCATGCTCAGCAACGGCATAATCGGCCCGGCTGTGATGTTTTCGATGGAGATGGGTGATACCGATTTGGCCGAACGCATGATTTCGTCAGTCGGTGGTATCTATCAAGGGAACATGCGGACGGCCAACATGGGCGACAACGACTGGCCGAAAATGACGGCAGCCGTTACCAAGATGCGCGAATGGCCGATCTATATCGACGAAACGCCGACGATGAACATCATGCAGATGCGGGCAAAATTGCGACGGATAGCCAAGGGCCATGACGGAAAAATTGGCGTAGTGCTGGTCGATTATCTACAGTTGATGCAGGCTGTTGAAAAGACCACAGATCGGCAGCGCGAGGTTGCCGAGATTGCGGTCGGACTCAAGTCACTGTCGAAAGAGTTCGATTGCCCGGTTGTGGCGCTTTCGCAATTGAGCCGTAAGGTTTCAGACAGGCCAAACAAGCGCCCGATGATGTCTGATTTGAGGGAATCCGGATACATCGAACAGGCGGCAGACTTGATTCTGTTCATCTACCGTGACGAGATTTACAACCTGGAATCTTCCGACAAGGGACTTGCCGAAATCATCATCGGAAAGCATCGAAAAGGGAAATCAGGAGTCAAGGTGATGATGCGATTTGATGGCGGACATTCCCGCTTTGTTGACAATATTCCACAGACCATAGAATAAAAACGGAGAACAGCCATGGTAACAGTACGGCAAGAAGGCAAGTCACTGGTATTCGAGCGAGATGGCGTCGAGTTTTACGACCGGCAAATTCCAAGCGAAGCCGAGTTTGAATTGTTCATGCGCGACATGAGCGAAAAGAACTGGTTTGCGGATGTCTTGTCTGATGCGACATTCCTCATTGCGGAATACTGGGGGCAGTCATGAAAAAACACATCCACCGCGAAGTGCAGTTCGACGCTCTGAACATGCGCACCAGCCGCGACATCAAGTGCAAAGGGCCGGTGCTGAACCTGGGCGATACGCCGCAGAAGTGGTCGATTACAGCCACAGTTGTTGTCAAGACGGAAGGCGGGCAGATGCATCATAAGTTCCAATTCAGACCGGCAGGGAAATGCTCATTGGCCAGCCTGAACGCGGTTGTATCCGACGAGTTGACAAAGGCCGACTACGACCATGGCGCGGTTGTGTCGATTCCGGTGCGGGCGGTGATTTTGCCATGATGCCGGAAGCTGACGCGCTGTTCGACCACCTGAACGCTAGTCAATGCTGCCGCGCCAGTCATGGCCGATACTGCACGGCAGGCCGGGAATTGTGGGTGCGGGACAAGGTCGCTTTTGTGCTTAGCATCAGCAACAGGGAAACGCGCAAAGCCGTTATGGATACCTTGCGCGATAACGCTCCGGAGTGGGCGGAAGAAATCGAAGATCGGATAATCCGGATCTGGACTGAACAACGGGGAAAACAAGATGCTAGTCATGAGTGATGGCGGCGGGACAAATAGCATGGCAATGCTAATAGGCTTACGAGATGCTGGGAGAATCCCAGATCTGATCATGTTTGCAGATACTGGCGGGGAGCGTCCGCATACGTATCAGTACATGCAGATAAAGCGCGAATGGCTGAAGCAAAACGGTTTCCCGGATATTACCGTTGTTCGCAACACCAACAAGCATGGACAAGAGCAGACGCTTGAACAAGATTGCCTTAATCGCGGTGCATTGCCAAGCATAGCCTACGGGTTTAAGTCGTGTTCCCAAAAGTTCAAGATTCAGCCGATTGACAAGTTTTTGAACCATCATCCGATGGCAATTTCCACATGGGCTACGGGGGAAAAAGTTACAAAGTTAATCGGTTATGATGCTGACGAGTATCATCGTGTTGCAGATTACGATAGCAAAAAATACCGGATTGAATATCCCTTGCTGGATTACGGATGGGGTCGTGACGATTGCATTGCTGCTATAAAAAACGAAGGTTTGCCGCTGCCAGGGAAGTCGTCTTGTTTTTTTTGCCCAAACATGCGGCGTGGCGAGATATTGGAATTAAGCGCATTGCATCCAGATCTTGCACAACGAGCCATTGCAATTGAGAAAAACGCAGACCTTTCGTCTGTAAAGGGTCTTGGCCGTCAATGGTCATGGGGGCAATGCTGGCCACGCCTGATATGTTTGCGGATCACTTTGAAAAAGCGATGCCTTGCGGTTGCTATGACGGCGACCAATAATTAACCGAACAACGGGGAAAACAAGATGAAAACAGGCAGACCGCCAATCCTTGAAAAACGCTGCAAGGAAAAAACTGGCCGCACCATGGCTGAATACTTTGACATGGCGATTGGGTCGCGCATGACCATCAGGTCAATGGCCGTCGTCCTGGACGTATCGCCAAGCACCATCTGCAATTGGGCAAAGGCGAACGGCAAGAAATGGGACACGCAGCCAAAATGCAACTTGAAGTTCTACGGGTTTGAATGGCGCGGATTCCACGGCACGCAAAGACAGCATTGTGCGCATCATGGCATCAGCTTTGAATTGGCAAAGTCGCGGGCCTATCGCTACCGGATACCGTTTATCGAAGCCATGCAGATTGCGATTGATGAGCGGGACAATCCGGAGCCGAAAAAGATACCGATCAAGGATCAATATAAGGCGCTGGGCATCAGTCATGGGAATGTGTTGCGGATTGCGACCGATTACGGAATCAGCATGGACGATGCAAGGGATATTGCGCTGGTCAGGAAGAAAACACGCGAAGCAAAGAGGGCTGCATGATGGCTGATTGGGTATCAAGACAATGCGCCATGACAGGGGAAACGCCGCATCAGGTATTGCAGCGCGTCGTGGATGAATCCGGTGGGAAATGGGAGTTGATCGGGCTTTATTGCGGGATGACGCATCAAGCGGCGATTAACATGTTCAGACGCCATGGGTTTGAAAAGAAGCCGAGCCGAAATATCGTGTTTGATGGCGTGGAGGGGTCTGTATTGAGCCATTGCAAGCGGCTTGGCATCCATACGCAGGCACTGACGCAGTATTGCCTGCGGAACGGAAAGACGCGGGTTCAGGGGTTGGAAGATTACAAATCCGGGCGCGTGGTTCGGCATTATTGGGGGAGGCCGAAAGCATGAACAAGCACAAAGCGGTTAAGCACGAATATCGCGGCATGAAGTTCGACAGCGGGCGCGAGTTGAAGCGTTGGAAGGAATTGGAAATCCTGGAGGCTGCTGGGAAAATCAAGTTCCTGCATCGGCAAGTGCCGTATGTGCTGGCCAAGTCGGTTGTCCTGAATCATCGCCGCAAGCCTGCGCTGCGTTATGTGGCGGACTTTGTGTATTACTGCAACGAGCGAGGGCGGCAGATTGTCGAGGATGCAAAGTCGCCGCACTTGCGGACGAATCAGGCATATCGCATCAAAAAACACTTGATGATGTCCGAGCATGGAATTGAGATTGAGGAGGTATGATGCCTGACCTGTTCGACTATCAAGAGCCGGAATGTCCCGGCCTTGACGTTTGTCCGGTGCGTTTTTGTGGCTGCCGTTGGTTGGCAACAGGCGACCCATTCCCCGATGAAAAGCCATCATTGCAAGAACATGAGCAGGAGGCTAGAATCGAGCCATTATCCATTCCCCGGTAAAACCCCGCCGGGGCTTTTTATTCAGAGGCGCGTATGCAGATAGCTCCCTGTCCTATACCGCTCCCGCTTGGCAAACTGCACCCAATATTGGGCGTGAAGTTCATCGCCGTTCATTGTTCAGCTACCCGACCGACCGCATTGATGGGCGTCCGTGATATTCATCGGATGCATGTTGATCGTGGCTTCGCCTGCATTGGGTATCACTACGTGATCAAGCGCGACGGCACGATTGAACGTGGACGGCCAGAGGACAAGATGGGCGCGCACGTCGAAGGCCATAACCGCGACAGCTTGGGCATTTGCATGATTGGCGGAATTGACGCTGACGGAAAGGCCAAGAACAACTTCACGCAAGATCAATTTGACGCACTCAAAAACCTGTTGCTTAGCTTGCATGCGAAGTACCCGAAAGCGGTTATTCAGGGGCATCGTGACTTTTTTGGCGATACGAACAAAGACGGCAAGATTGACAGCCGCGACTGGCTAAAAGAATGCCCGTGCTTTGATGTGAAATCCTGGTGGGCGCAGAAGGTGCAAGCATGAAGTATCACGCCATTGGTTGCCTCGTCATTCTTGCCATGCTTGCCGGTTGTGCCGGAATGCCGATCTGCCCA